ACAGCCGCCCCTTTTGGTTTGAGGATCATTTTACTAAGTCTATAGTCTCTTTTTATTTATCTTTTTTCTTTGATGCGTCTTTCAGCATCTTCTGAAGATCTGCTGTACTACCAACAAAGAGAGCATTAGTAACGTTGGTTGGTCCCTTTGCTTTCTCTTCTTTGACATCCTTCTTAACTTTTTGAAGTGCCATCAGTTTGTCGGCAACGTCACCGACGTTTTTAATTAACTGTCCAGCAACTTCATATGCTCTAGGGTGATCAGAAGACATAGCCAGATCAAGAGCGCCGTTGATAGCTTCTTGTCCTTTATCCACCAACTGGTACAGATTTGCTCTGGCGTATTCATAATCGTCCTGAACATCGTCTTTTTCTCCCTTGATGGGAGGTTTCTTTTTTGCAACTTCTACTGGTGCAATCTCAGCAACAGTGTCAAAAGCTTCATCTAAACCTTCAAATCTATCCATTACTCAAACACAGAAATCAGTTCATTAAATCCAAAGTCATCTCCAGAATCGAGGAGAGCATCATCAGCACTATTGATCAAATCAACAGCAGCGCCAGCGGCATGAGCGGAAGCAGATGTTCCATTCATTCCCCTAACAACCGTAATTTTATCTCCTCCTGGTTTGGACTTAACCTTCATGACTTCGTTGCCAATCTCAATAAATCCACCAATAGAAAGGAGAACAACGTCAGCGACTTCGAACGTTAGTGTCTTAGCAGTAATGTCTGCAGACAGAGTAGTCGTTCCGTCTTGGTTTTGATCTGTAAGTGCCTTCGGCGTAACTTCGTATGCGACCTGTCTTGTGGAATTGATATCGACGTTTGTGTGGTAATCGACCTTTGCCTTTTTGATTGGCGCAGTATTTCCAACAGGTCCAAAGATGTAAGTCTTTGCAGTGAACTGTAAAGTAAAGAGGGTTATCTTTCTAGTATCAAATGAACCTTCGTAGTCATCGGAATATGAGATGTTATTCAAAACAATAGGTACATCTCTAAAGTCTTCCATCTCCTCAACCAACTTCAATGTTACATTGTAAGATGGTTGGAAAACTGGTAGAATCTGTTCTACGATTTCAATCGCTTCGTCATTTGTTTTCGAAATGATATTCAATTCGAAATCAATATTATATGGAACTGGAGTGAATTGTTTTTTGATCGAGTTAGATCCCGCTGCTTTCAGAGAGGCGGTGATTGGACTCAGTTTTCTAGACGAATCATAGGAGATACCAGTCATCTCAAACGAGAGACGAGGTACTGTGATACCAACCTTTTGATTCAGATCTGGTTGTTCTGTAAGTCTTGCTAAGAACTTCTGGCGGGGACCATATGCCAGAGGCACCTTCATCCTGCTGTAGGTTGACCCGTCAGTATTTTCTTTTCTTACTTCAATGTTATTGAAGAGAGTACCGAACGCTACGACAGTCTTTCTAAGAATCTTATTATATGTGTATACACCTAACATCTTAACTAATCACTCCAAATGGATTCGTCTCAGTGAAATCTAGAATGTCATCAGCGAGTTCTTCAAAGGTGACATTTTCATAGTATTTAGTATCGGTACTTGCCATTGCATTATAAGAATCGAGTGAGATGATTGCACCAGAAACATCTCCAACAATATTCTCGCCAAGAGCAAATTCTTTGGTTGGGTTCTTGAGTTTGATCCAACCTTCCTCGGCATCCCACTCTACCAACTGTGCTTGCGATCCAGTAGTCGCTCCAGTGACAGTCTCCTGTAACTTAAATGTTCCAGTGAGACCAGAAGGAGGTGCAGAGATAGTAGCAGTTGCAGTAGTGTATCCAGATCCACCAGATTCAACATCAATCAGTCGTACTGACTTATAGTTGGAACCTCCATTTAGAATAGAGATGTTGATCAATTCTCCATTCTTAAATGTTGGTGTTAATGTTGCAGATACACCACCCGTGTCTGCATTAGAAACTACCAAGGATGCTCTGTCTTCATCATATCCTGATCCACCATCTAGAATGGTAACTGTTCTAATCTCACCATTAATTACTGTTGCTCTGATACGAGCGGATGTAATTGGAGATCCACCAGTTACAGTCACCGTCGCTAGATATGCCGTAGCAGTTGCTCCTGTGCCATCACCAGTGATCGTGACTGTAGGAGCAGTCATGTATGCAGAACCAACGTTAGTGAGGAGAACTTGCTCTACAGCATCACCGTCAAGAATGACGTTAGAGGTTGCTGTAGTGCCAGTATCTTTGAGGTAATAGTATTTAACTGTGTATCCAGTATCGACAAGTTCCTCATCACCTTCGAAGATATCTCCCTTCTCGTCTTGATATTCAAAGAGTTCACACTTGAGTTTGAATACGTAGTTCTTACCTAACTGGTAAAATGGTTCTTCGTGTTCTACAAACTTAATTTCAAAGTAGTTATTTGACAGTGGGAAGTAAACAAGATCTCCTTCTTGTGGTCTAGTTCCCAGTTTCACTTCGGGATCTGCCAAAAGGAATTGACTAATCAAATCTTCAAATCTTTGCTGAGAAATTACCAGAGTAATCTCATCGGACTGTCTGATACCAAACTTCGACAGAAGATCTCCACCACCTTGGAATCCTTCTGCATTTTCTAAGTATGCTTCAAGCAGATATGAGTCATCAAATTCCGATACGACTTCTTCATTGAAAACTCCATCTTCCTGTACAAGTTGCCTGGGAATGTACAATACATCCATACCAAACATCTTGAGATACTCCTCCACAAGATTCTGTTGGAGGAATTGTTCGTTGCGAGTTCCGTGTGTGAAGAATACGTTTCTCATCCGATCATATCCATTGGTGGGATTTCATAACTAGAAAGCATTTCGTCCTCAAGTTTTTGGACTGCTTCTTTACCTTCGTTGTAAATAAACTCACCGTTCATTGTGATACCACCAGGAAGTTGAGCACCCTGGAACTTAATGAGGTTTGCACCCCACTGACGGCGAATCAAAGCAGTTACATAACGCTTGATCCATGGATCGTTATATACTGCAGCAAAGTCTGCTGGATCTACTGCACGATAGCAATCGAGAACTAAGTAATCACCATCAGCAATATCTTCTTGGAAGTCGATGTCGAGATACAGACGATCTCCACGCATCTGCCATCTCAACTGCTTCTGACCTTCTAACAGGAAGTAGATATCTTCCAGTCTGCGGTTGACCATTTCATATGTTAGAATCTCTGTATTGGTCAGATCCCAGAGATCATTCAGTCTCCACTGATAGCGAACGTCGAACAGGTTTGTTGTGTTTTTGGAAACAAAATCAAAGACCTTGATTACACTAGTAATATAATCGGGTAACTTGATGTAGTTGTTCTGCGTCTTATATGTGATACTATCGTTTCCACTTGTAGCGTTGGTGACTGTGGTATCAGTATCCGTTGTCATTCTATCGATAACAACTTGACTGAATGGAACTTTAAGGAATGTCCTCACATATCCATCCATGTGACGCTCATTGTAATACTGAATAGCATCATCTACCAGATCATCGATCTGATCATCGTCAACGTTAATTTCTAATACTGGAGCACCGAGTTGACGCAAAGCGTAATCGATGAGTTCTTGTTTTGTGGTAGGTTTTGCCATGATTACTGTGGATTTACGTTGAATCGGATACGAACATAATAAGTTGTGTTTGGATCAAGCGATACGTCCTGTGGTAAAATATAGGAGTTCAAGTTTGATGTATTGCCAAGAGATTGGTGAATGATCGTCAGGAAACTATTTGTGGCAGAGAACTGCCAATCACTAGAGGTATGTACGTAACCAGCTTTCACCTCAGCGGTGTCTGTATTTACGGTTGGGTTGAATGCTGGTACGATAGTTTGGATAACTGGTTGATCAACAAAAGGAGTTGTGAAGGAGAAACTTGAACTGTAAGAACTTTCAAGACCAGCATTATCTCTATATTTAACCTGGACAACGTAATTGGTATCGAATGATAATACTCCTTGTGGTACTGTGAATGTAGTCAAGTTTCCAGTATCACCATTTACATATGTACCTGCAGTGTCGTATACGGTAGCATTGTCAGAAACTCTTCTGATTCTCCAGAAACTAGAGAAGTGAGTTGAACCAGTATACTCGGGAACATATGCAGAAGAAGTAAAGGTTGGTCTTCTGTTAAATGTTCTCAGTGTATCTGGGTCAGTGTTAATCGCTATGTTAGATGGAGTGCTAACAAATTCAGATTCATTTACAGTTAAAGTTGCAGTTGAGGTTGTAACAGTGGTCGCAGCTACGTTTGTTAAGATACAACGATATTGAACATCTGGAGATGTTGGATATACTGTCGCTGGTGTTGTATAAGAGGAAGAGTTTGCACCATTAATATTGCTCCAAGAGGATCCAGTGTTGGTAGAAATTTGCCATTGGTAGGAAATTACATCACTAGTAATCGATGCAGTTACGGAGAAGGTTGCTGTTGCTCCTTCGATAACTGCTACGCTCTGTGGTTGAGCACTGATAGTGATAACTCTAAGAACAGTTAGAAGAGCGAAAGTGGATGTCAATTGCCCACTAGAACCAACTAGATCTACTAAACAACGATATCTGTCATCATTGTCTTGTGCATAAATCAGAGGTGGTGTTGTATATGTGGCGTTTGTTGCTCCAGAGATATTTGCGTAGTTTGCACCGTTATCATCAGACCTTTGCCATTGGTAAGATGGTGCTCCACTTGTAGCGGTTACTGTGATTGAGAAAGAAGCAGTTCCATTCTCATTTGCAGTTTGGTTTGCTGGTTGAGCAGTAATCGAATATACTCTGAGAACTGTGAGTGTTACGTTATTTGTATACGCTGGAGTTGCAGCACCTACAGCATCGAGTTTACATCTATAAAGATCTCCGTTATCGGAACTGTATGTTAGTGATGCTGTTGTATAGGATGGATTTGTTGCCCCAGCAATGTCTCCCCAGTTACTTCCACCATCATCAGACTTTTGCCACTGATAGGTTACCGATGGTTCGTGCTGAGACTGAAGTTTAATCTCATTACCGCCGCCTCCCTGTGGAGTATCAAACTGATCGACATCAAAGGAGGACGATGCAGCATTGGCACCAATTTGACCCATGCTGATGTCACCTGCACAGGTAAATGTTGCTGTTGTATTTTCGTCTGTCGTTTGGTTTGTTGGCTGTTGAGTTACTACAACGGTTACTGTTTCAACTTGAAGCGTAGCACTACCAGAATTTACTGGTGTTGCCGCAACAGCAGAAAGAACACAACGGTATCTGTGCTCATCGTAAGTAGAATCTAAGGTTGGAGTTGTATATGTTGCGGTTGTATCTCCACTTCCACCTACGACATTAGACCAATTTGCTCCACTATCAATCGAGAACTGCCATTGATATGTAATGTCTCCAGCATCATTATCAGATGTATTTGCAACAACAGAGAATTGTACGGTTCCACCAACAGCACCAGTGACGTTTGCTGGTTGCGTTGTGATATTGATAGTTCTGGTCAGAAGAATCTGAGCAGAGTTAGATGTTGTATCTGCAGCAACTCCTTCTGCTGAACAGACGCATCTATAATAATCACCATAATCATTATCATATGTGGTTGATCCAGTCGTGTATGTTGCTGAAGTTGCACCTGCGATCGGAGCATAGGTTACATTATCCTCCGATTTCTCCCACTGATAAGTAACAGTAGCACCATCAGCAGTCGAAGCAGTTACGAAGAATGTTGCCGTTGCTGGTGCGACTGGAGTTTGATTTGTTGGTTGGGTTCCAATTGTGACAACTCTATAGACTAACAGAGTTGCTGCATTGGAAGTTGTTGGATTTACTGCTGTTGCACTATCAAGTATGCAACGATACTGATAATCGTCAAATGCATAGTCATCATCAACAGTAAGAGTATCTGTGGTCTCTCCACTATGACCAGCAAGAGAGGAGATAGTTGACCAGTTTGATCCACCATCAGTAGAATATTCCCACTGGAATGTTACTGTAGATGCATCATCCGCAGTACCAGCAACAGTAAACGTTGCGTTAACCCCACCACCAGCTTCAACTTGAGTGTTGGATGGTTGCTGGGTAATCGTAATACCAACACCAGTTCCAGTTAAAGTGAAGGTATATGCTTGAGACTGTCCGCTAGTTGTCTCTGTTACTGTAATATTTTTTACTACATCAAGATAAAGTGATGTTGTTGTTCCAGATAGTACACCAGTATTAGTATCAAAAGATAAACCAGTGCCAGATAAACTATCTCCACTTAAAGTATAACCTTGGATTGTAATTGGTTCACTTGCCCATGTCGTTAACGAAGACAATCCGAGGTTATAATTGACCGAAGATCCATTTGTAAATGGACTTCCCCCAACCGCCCCAGGTGAATTTGCCCAGGTGACGATACTATCAACGTAAGGATAGATCGCACCTTTTCTTACTGAGGAAATTGAAGATACGTTAAAATCTACTCCAGAGTCTACTGGAATGTTTTGAACTGGTGTACTAGATCCACCACTTTCTTGTGCGTCTGTCTGGGTGTAGAGTTGTGTTCCACTGAACTCTGGTCCATCAGTTAATTCATGAGTATCCTTTAAGAGTGCGAGGTAATGCCCAGCACCACCAGCATTCGATTGGGTTGATGTTCCAGAGGAAAGCATCGATACTGTAATGGTATTATTACCTGCGCTCTCTCCAGTAATAGTTAACCATTCCCAACCCTGTTCGTGGATGTTAACGCCACCAACGGTAGTTCCAAATACGGCTCTCAGTTGTACTCTCTCACCAATGTTGCCTAAGAAATTGGAAGCATCTGCAGAGTTGAATTTGATAACAAGATCACTTGAACCATTAGTTACGCTAAACGGATCAGTTGGTAATGATTTTTCTTGGAGAATATTTGTTGGATATGTTGATGTTCCTGCTGCATCCTTTAAGAATCCAGAACCATCTCCTCTGAAGAATGACTTTGCCGTCTGTGGAAGATTTGGTGTTGTTCTGGTATAACTATTTGCCGATGCCCAGGATGCAATAATACCTACAACGATAGGGCAAGAGAAAGATGTACCATCAATCAGATTATAGTTTAATGTGGACGTGTAAGAAGTATTACTTGTCCAGTCATACTTGGGACATACAACCCTAGATCCAGGCGCGGTTGTTGTAACGCCTCCACCATAGTTAGAGAAGTATGACCAACGGTCATTGTATTCTGTAGCACCAACAGAGATTTTATTCTGATCTGGATCTACAGAATTAAATACTGGATCGCTGTATCCTGCTGTTCTTGTACCTGCGATATACTTTCCTTGAATTGGTCCAGCAAAATTATCACCAGCATCTTTAAATCCGTTACCTGCCGATCTTGCAATGATAATATTATAATTATCAGTTACGGTCTTTTCAATTTCATCTAAGATCTCTACTTCAGTTCCTACATCAGTTCCAGGATCGTTTAATTCAATGAAGGGGTATCCTCCACTTGGAATAGTTGGTCCAAAAGAAGAGTTGATGATTGCAGGTCTGTCATCCCCTTTAAAGTTGCCGCTTGTGGGATCGTTGTGGTCAATGACAGCTTGATATGCACCTAAAATTTGGGAGTATGCAGAGGATAATGAACTGTTGAATGCTTTCAGTGCATAGATTCTAGATTTCCTAGAAACACCTGCGGTTCTTCCTGCTGCAAGTACAGCACAGTTAGTTCCGTGACCATTGTCATCTTCGTTGTTGCTACCATATGCACCAGCATAGTGGGGTAGTTGATATACTCTATAGTTTTGCTGCTCAGAAAGACCGTTCAGGTCAGTAGTGAAATCTGGATCGTAGAGTTCTGGGTGAAGTGATGCGTTAGTTCCAGTTGGTCTACTTGCCCCACGAACACCAGAGTCGATAACGTAGATATCTACACCATCTCCAGTTTCAGTGTAACTAAACTGCCTATTTAAATATGAACGATCTGACTTTGTAATTCTATCGAGGTGCCAGAAGTCATGCAGGTTGACTGTACCATAACGGTCTGGACTTAGGAATGCTCTTCCCATACCAGAATGTACACTACAGTAGTAGAACAATACTGATGGTGTGGAAGCATTAAAAAGAATTCTAGTATATGACCCAGCGGATCCTGGAGTTCCGTTTACTGTTACTGTTGTATTGTATTCAGATCCACTCTTCCAAGTTCCATCTGGAGTCTCAGAGAATCTAAATGGGTGCCCTGCGTTAGATGAATGTGAGGTATCAAATGTATATGTACCACCCTGCAGGAATCCTGATTGGGTATATGCTGTAGAATATGTTCCGTTAATACTTGACGAGAACACATATAAGTTTTGACCACTGATATTGGCAACTCTAACGTAGATTGTGCCGCTACCTGTTGTGGTGATATTTCTTGTTCCGTAACTGGCGTCTCCAGTTACCTCTTCTTCTGGGTGCTCAACAGCAGCAAAGTTATTTAATTCTGCTACTGGATCGCAAGTAACTTCGATATCCCAAGTTGCTCTATGCCCAAGTGAGCGAATATCAGATAGAGCAGTCCCTTCGTTTTCCTCTGGTACGTCAAAGGCAAGAACGTTAAAACTTCTAAATTGTTCTACAAAAATAAGATAACTAATTTGATCTAGGATAGAGTCCTTTGCAACTTCTAGATCAGAATTATTGGTTACCTTGACTACTACCCTCTTCATTCGGTAAGCACAAAAAAGTCCTCTGTTGTATTTATACAGAGGACTTTTAGTTAGGTATCTATATTAGGAACATTTAGTTCCTTTAAACTTTTCGGAGACATCTTCTCAAGTGGTTTTGTAAACTTGAGATCATGCTTTTTGTCGAAGGTAAATCGAGTAGTAACGTGAGTATCATCTCCACGAACAACTACGCTGTAATTCCACCCATACACAGTATTAGTAGAGGATACGGAAATTATTTCTCTACCCTCATACAAATCTCCAGTTCTATATGGAAGAGTATCTAAGGTGCCATCAAATTCAATCGGGTTGATTGAAGAATTGATGTGTTCCTTTTTTCTATACTCACTCGACGGAAAGTGTTTCCTCATCCTTACCCTTAAGTGTCATGTTCAGTGCTTCAATTGCACCCTGAAGACGAAGAACCTGATCCCTACGTGCTTTGAGTGCTTCTTCAAGCTCGGTGATTGTTGCCTTCTGTTCCTTCAATTGCTCGGTGAAATCTTTCACCATTTCTTCTGTAGTCATAGTTAACAATAATAACTGGTTTATTTATCTGATAACGTCATGAGCATATTGGCACTTATACCCATCACGAAGTACATAGTGAAAAAATATTTGATGGTAATAGTATTTTGTTTTATCCATCCATTTTTTCTTCAGTGGCATTTTATCACGCCAATGCACAATCTCGCAACCTTTATAAATTACTCCATCTCCAGGATTGAGGAAAACTTCTCTGTCTTCTCCACCTGGAGTTGTCAGACAAAACGCCCATGGTTCCTTGATATTAGTTCCAATGTGAATACTTACGGAGATCTCACAAGCTTCTCTATCTACATGCTTTACTAGTTCCTGATCCTCAAAATAGAATCTATCATAGTAGTATGTATTGCAAAGAGGTTTGCCGATGATCTCTTGAAGTTTTAATCTGATTTCATTGTGTACGGATCTATATTGTGGGTGTCCATATCTAGACAGTGATCCAGATACTTGTCCCTCATCTGCAACATGAGTGACATCCACAATGGTTTTTCCATAGTTCAATTGTCCAGTTATACCTTCTGGCAAATCAAAGTATAATTTTTTTGGATCATAGAGAGATGGAACTACGACATATCCATTCTCTTCGAGGAAAGAATTGTTGGTTTTTGCTGTACCTCTATGTAATCCAACAGCAAATTTTATATCATTTGGGTGCATTTTTTAATTATACGAAGGTGTAATCATATAAACCAGATACTAAAAGTTTTGTATCCTTACTTGTAAAGCATCCTATTCTAGAATACTGTGTTTGGTATTTACTATCACAAACTATATTATCTACTATAAAATTAATATCTCCATTTGGGGATTTGGAAAAAATTTCTTCCGCACTTTTTTTAGTGTTTCTCCAGAATTTTGATTTGTATTTACTTCCTGCATTATAATGAAAAGATATTGTATATTCATATGAATACACTTCATTTCTATACAAGTTGTTAGTGTAGTAATAATTTTGTTCGGATCTATTATCTAGAAAATTACAAATGTATTCTGCGAAGTCTACGTAGTAATGTAAAGATAGTGCTTGGAGAGGTTCGAAGAAAAGAGCAGAATTTCCATTGACAGCAACAAAAGCACTTTCTAAAAGAAATGGAGAAAACTGAGGTTTCCAACTAAAACTACCTAGTATTGGATATTTGATTTTTTTCTCTACTTCTTTTTTTGAAATATATTTATTGTTGTATAAGTACCCACAGTGAGATACATTTTGATTGGGGAATGGTAATTCAAATTGCCAACCATCTTCGGTAGCTCTATGTAATGTAAAAAGCGGGTCTTCTATTTCTGGTTTATTGAAGACCACAACACTATTTACAGTTTCAAATCTAGTTGGTTTTAAATTATCGCTGGGGAATCCAGAGCACCTGACCAGAAAATCGTACTGATTTCCATTGACTATTACCTTATCATTATCTACATGATAAGAATCCACTCTTTCGCCTACAAGATTAACTCCAAATTTAATTTGAAGATATGACCAAAAAGCATCATTAAATTTATCAGTCATGAAATGCATTGCTGACTGATTTATAAATGGATACTTATAGTTATCCCTGGGTCCCCACCCAACAAAATGCACTCCCAATTTGAAAGATGCTAATTCATCATCAACTAAATGAGATACGGTTATTCCCGTAACATCTTCTATTAGATCTGCTAACTGTGGGGTTGTGGATTCCCCAACAATAATATGAGGGATATTCGGATCATAATGAACTGTGACCTTATGCCCTCTTTGTAACAACTTTAATGTTGTTATAATCGAGGAAGATCCTCTTCCAATAACACATACTTCCATTGTAAAATTATTTCCAGCGCGGACCTACAACCCATCCTACCACAGATTTTCTAGTTCCCTTTGTAACTTTCAAAACTCTATGTTGTGTTCTGGAATCAAAGACAATAATAGTTCCTCTTTTCCTTGGAGCAAAGTAAGTATTTCCGTTCTCATCTAAGAGTTGTAAGTTTCCACCTTCATACTCTTCAGAGTCGGAAAGTTGCAAAACAAAAGAAAGTTTCCTTACAAGCTCACCCTGCTCATTGATGAAATCTTGTACGAGTTCTGTACCTCTATTTCCTTTGGAGATTGGTTTATACTGTGAAGAAATGCCCGCATCATTGTGCCAACCGTAATATTCTCCTTCACCATATCTGGTATACTGTAAATTTTCACCATCGATATTTCTAATATCGTAGCAGAAATTTTCTCTATTCGCTCTTTCTACGTAGTGCCAAATAAATCCAGCTACCCAATGGTGAGTTGGAACCCAAGCGTTTTTAGAGTTTCTTTTTTCTTTATTCAGTGTATCACCAATCAACTTTGAATCTTCCATGTGAGGTTCAAAGTTTTGAAATAAATCTTTTTCTATGCTCTCAACAACTTCCTCTGGGATATCAGTGAAGTGCCATATTGATTGATATGCCATCTATGAAATAAAATCAAATCATAAAATTATTTATTACTGCAGATAACGGATGGCAATGATTCCAGGAGCACCAGATCCACCTTGGGTGTTGTCTCCACCACCACCACCGCCACCAGTTCCATAAGTTCCTGGAGATCCATTCGTGCCTGTTTGGTTAGCGCCACCTGCACCACCGCCACCAATACCACCAACACCACCAGCAACAGCGGGAGTTGCACTACCACCTGCACCACCGCCTCCGCCGCCAGCGTAGTAATTTCCTCCAGTAACAGCAGAAGTAAATGCAGGTCTATTTGGAGCAGGAACTCCCTGTGCTGTAATAGTTACTGGGAAACTAGAAACTGCCTTTCCAGATCCACCTGCTCCACCTGGCCAACCACCTTCGGATCCAGGACCACCAGTTCCATTACCTGGCGCACCTGCTCCGCCGCCACCGCCACCACCAGTGTCTCCAGATGTTCTACCACCTTGACCACCAGGGTTTCCATATCCATATGTACCAGAGTCTCCTGCTTGGGTTGGTTGAGTTCCAGTTTTTCCTGGTTCTCTACTGAGGTTTTGTGGGTTTCCATTTCCACCAGCGCCAGAACCTCCTGGTTGACTGGTGTTGTTTGTGGACCAATAACCACCCCTACCGCCACCAACGGCAGTTAATCCACCAAAGGTACTATTTCCACCAGGACTACCAAGACCCGAGTCACCGTTCTGTGGTCTTGGGGAAGAAGCTCCACCATTACCAACGTTTAATGAAATTGTTCCAGGGGAAACTGGATATCCAACTGCTTCTGGAATCCAAACAAGTCCTCCAGCACCACCACCACCAGCGTTGTTGTTCCCTCCAGCGCCGCCGCCAGCGACGAGCATGACCTCAATATTTCCAGTTCCAGATGTAACAACAAAGGAAGAAGGTCCAGGGGATCCGTAGATGTGATACTTGTAGTTTCCAGACACCACCTCTGTTCCTCCAGTTGCGGTAATCTGTCCACCTTGAGTTACTCTAACCCAGGCATTTCCATTATAAACTTTGACTACGTTTTCCGTCTCATCAAATACGAGTAGTCCAATTTCTCCTGTGGGTAGGTTTGCGGTTGTAAAAACTGGTAACTTTACACCAGCAGAAGAAATTAATTTGCCAAGATTGAGATTTGACATTCTTACTAGGTTCCCTTCGTTCTATTTAGCTTAGACCAAATCTAGCTTTGGTTGCGTTATAATTTTGAGCAACTTCGTCTGAAGTTAAGACTTTGTTGTATATTCTTGCGATTGCAATTCTTCCGTTAAATGCATAAGAAGTGGCATTACCACCAATGTTTCCTTGGAAAGAAGAACTGTTTACTTGGGACGATGAAGAAGCAACAAAAGATCCATTATGATAAAATCTCACGGTATTCGTTTGTATATCATAAGTTCCAGTTAAATGATGCCAATTACCATCAGAAAGATTAATCGTGTTAAAAGTAGTTCCAGCTCTTACGTGTGGTCTATCTCCACTTCCATTGATGAAACGATAGAAAAATAATCCATTGCTTATGGATGGAAAATAAGCAAATCCAGATTGAGGAAATGAACTACATACTGTATGTGTACCAAAAACTTCTAGGTTTTTATTATTGTTGATATTTTGTTTGATTACCAACTCCATAGAGATATTCATTAAGTTGAAATCTGGAAGATCAAACCAATCGTTTGACCCATCAAAGTGAAAACACCCACCCGCTTGTGGTTCCCATGTTGGATCATTTTGCATCGCAGCGTGGTTGTGATACCCACTAGTATCAGTCCAACGATTATTAACACCGCCATTCCAAGAATTTGGATTTCCAGCATCCAAGTTCAAAACGCATCCATTATGCACAACCCTATTATAATCTTTCTCTAGGTTGATGTATCTCCAACCATACTGGGTATAAACTTCATAATGACCAAAGGATTCATTGTATCGAAATGCTCCCTCTGTTGGAGATCCTGGTCTTGCAGTAATCTTCCCAGAAGGAACTTTCATGTAAGATGAAGTATCACTTACATCTAAGGTTACATTTCCTTGTACTGTTAGTTTTGATGTGGAACTTTGGAGTTCGTCTACGTTTAACTTACTTGCCATGAACCATGATCCCTCCAAAATTTTCCTCTAGTAGCTTCATAATTTTGTCTGACCTCAGCAGCAGATAGAGTTTTTGTATAGTAATCAAACCAACCCATCATTCCACGAAGGTGAAAGGGACTAGTGCTACCATTGCCTAGGTTATAGTCATCTGAGTTTGCTCCAAGGTATATATCACTAATCATGTAATGAGTTCCACTATGGGAACCTGTATTAATTTGTCTACCATTAACATACAATCTCATGGTGGATCCATCATACGTTCCACAAACGTGGGTCCATCCTCCAGGTTCTAATGCATATCCTTGAACAGTTTGGCAGCATACGTTACCAAGTCTCAATTGATACATGAATTGGTTTTGGTATGTTGCTAGAATAAATCCAGATCTAGCTCCAACTCCAGTTGAACCCTGAATGTGATTACTAAAAAAAGTTTCCTGTTGATCCTTCCTGGTTAAATAAATCCAAGCAGATCCACTATGATTTGAACTATCAAAAGTAGAGTTCTTTGTGACGACTGCATAGGCTCTAGATTTTCCTTGCTCTGTCACTGCAATACCGTTATTGCCTGGGCAATAGAATGCGCCAGAAGCTTGCCAGTTGGTTATGTACTCTGGACTTCCATACAACGTTGCATTATTACCAGATCCACTGAGGTCTGTCCAAGTTGATCCTGTTCCAGGATAAGAGTTTGGATCTGTTGCATCCAAAGCAAGCTTTCGACTGCTTGTTACTGGAGTTGGTTCTGAAATAGTCTTGCCAAATCTTTCTGCATATGCATAGTAATTCTTGAAGATCTCTTGGTGTGTCAGAGCTCTATCGTATATGAGGATAGGACCCATGTTTCCACCAAAAAATCCACTATACCCACCATCTACTCCACTGCCTTGTCCATAGTGAAATCCTGCAATATTTAATTCCAGGTCTGTGCCATCGTAGAAAGAATTTCCACTATCGTTCAAGAAACCTACATCAATAGATTCTCCATCGATGTAGTGTTTTACTCTCTGCCCTGCAACTGCATCAATATCAACTACAGTACAATAAAATCTCCAAACATTTTGGATTATATAGTTACCGTTATTATAAGAAGTTCTTTCGTTATAGAAAGAGTTGTCCATCATCTGACTTGAAATACCGTCAGTTGGACTTATAACGAAGCTCTGCCATTTATAGTTGTTTGCTCTTGCAGTTAATCCTGCCAAGTTACCAGAAGAACTGCTTGTAATTTTTGCCCAGCAACAAATAGTTTTCTTTCTGCTGTTGTTATGTCTAAATGGTCTGCAGACACCATACTGATTAGTTCCGTTGAACAAGACTGATCCACCACCATCAGTAGAGTAAACTGGGTTGTTTTTTAATATAACGTGTTTCCCTTTATGGAGATCCCTGAGGAGTCCACTGTGAATGTCTTCTATTGTTAATGATGGATCATAGTGAGCAATCAGACCACCTTTGGTGATATTATATTCTACGGATGGACTGTACCACTCCTGGTCTTCTGTAGAATAATATTCGATGTTATCGATCTCATTATTAAATCTTAATGCACCTTCAATATTATATTCTGGTCTTTGATCAGTTTCTCCATTTGGTAATACAAAATCTTCGTTAGATCCACTTAGATCTAACGTGGTTCCAGCAGAAACTTTCAGAACATTAGTTTCTGAAACTGTACTAATATTGTCAACGATAATCTTACTTGCCATTTAATTAATTAGCTCCTGCAAGAGAGTCAATGCTATTTACTCGTGGATTCAAGTCTGGTGGGTAACTCTGATGCCACCTATAGTATCTAGCTTCATAATTTTGAAGAACTTCAGCGTCGGTTAGAGCGCGTGAATAAAGTTCACATGCCCCAAATCTACCATCCATATATTCAGCTGTACTTGGAGAGTGCCCAATAACAACTCCATTGCCATCTCCACCTATGAGTTTCATTGGACCTGGAGAGTTGTGTGGTTTTGCTTTCCAAAGGATACCATCCTTATATACCTTTATAGTCTGATTGTCATATGTTCCACAGTAGTAATGCCATTGACTTGGAGTAGCATATACATCTACTCTATCGCCACCGCCAGATTCAGTGTAGATACGAAATCCTAAATTGGTTCCATTGTTAGATCCGCCATAGTGATCCTCTCTACCAATTCTCCAGTCAAAGGCTCCTTGCCTATCGCTATTGATGCCGTTAGTTACGATGCCTCTATAGTATCCAGTGCCACCACCATTCCACCACCAAAATCCTGCTGTAAATCCAGAATCCCATCTAAAATATTCTAAACTTGGAATGATCATTCTATTGTTAGAATAGTTCATTCCCCAATATCCATTATTCCAATCTTCATTACCGAAAGAATTGATGGGGATATTCCAAGATGGACTATTTTGAATTTCTGCGTGATTACCCGAACCACTAATATCAAACCAAGTTGATCCATACCCAGGGTAAGAATTTCTCAACCCAGTATCCAACATGCAAACCAAACTATCTGTAACAACATTCTCGTGTGCTGGTATCAGAGATGTTGCACGTTTGTATTCGAGACCTTCTGGTGGTCTACTCCAATTGTAAAGTGTGTGCAACCCCAGAGATTTTGTTGTTTGATTATATCTTATCGCTGGGTGATTTGGAGTAGACTGTTCGGCAGTAGTTCCTGTTGGAATGCGAACGGAAGATCTACTATTCTCTAAACTGAGCTTTGTGCCTCCAGTTAGAGTAATAGTTCCGTTACTGCTGTAAATTTCATCTACTTTTAATTTAGACATTTTTTACAAACGGATATTGATTTTTTACTTCAATTCTTCTTTCTACTAATCTATCCCATTCTTCAGTTTGACCATCCAATTCCTTTTGGATATATGCCAAAATCCATTCTTTTTCAGTGGGATATTTTGATTTTCTGCCAGTTTTGCAATCACTATCTAACTTTTCAAAATCCCAATCTTCTGTATTTTCGAGAGAAGATTTTCTTTCTTCTTCAGAGAGTTTTAGAAATTCATGATAATTCATTTAATCCACCACCACATAGTTTTATTTTCATATCCATTATTACCAGTATTATCAGTGGCGCTTTGTCCCACAGCACCCCAGGCAGTACCGTCGTCATGACCAACCTTAACAGATATATTACCATCAATATCTTGTCCCGTAGCATCAGTGTTAGCACCTTGCTGTGGGATTGCTAAGCTTCCGTCTTGGTCTCCACCAGTTCTACTAGAATACGTAGCACTTCTTCCAACATAAAACCATTCAAAACGATATCCAGGGGAAGTCAGAGCAGTCCAAACATCAAAGAATCCAGCAACAGGAGCAACACCTTCGCCAATAATACCATAACTGTAATCTGTTATAGTTGTTTTAGTATTTTGATATCCATAATCGCTGAGATTGTTAAATCTGTGATTTGCATTAAAATAGTTATATTTAATATTGAAACTTCCTTGAAACTTTCTTAGACTGCATCTATAAACATTAGCGGGGTTGTTTCCATCCGAAAGATAATATCTACCACCAGAGCCAGCTCCAGCATCAGGTTTCCATACCTCTTTCCACATAATTGCAGTATCCCACTTATAATAAAAATCATAATATTGGGAGATGTTACCACCAGTAACCGAGTCTGCTCCAGTAATGCGGAACATGTTCATATCAAAATCTCCAAAGTTGGAGGAAATAGCATACTGACTAGAACTTGGTGCAATTGTAGATGCAGTTGTAGTAACACCTGAAGAGTTACCCCCACCCCATCTCCATCCTTGCTCAAATGCACCAACTAGCATCCAACCACTATTTCCAAACTGATCTTTGGTATCAAAATCACACCATACTTCTTTTGCTCCTCCGTTTGGTGTCGTGATCCAACGATACATTTTACCTGCGGTCACGAAACCATTATCATAAATTTCTTTAGCTGATGCAGCTGCAGCAGCTTGAGAAGATCCGTCTTGTGTCCCAGACCAAGATGTACCGTCCCAAGTAGAAACTTGATTGATACTTGTATTAAATGCAATTTGACCAACTACGCTTCCAGGAGCAGCTCTTAGTTGAGCTGCTGTTAAGGCGGGGATAGCAATCTCCCCCTCAACACTAAGTTTGTGACCAGAAGGAATTCTTACAGTATTACTATGTGCAGAAATTCCCTGTAAATCGTGAACTGATAGTGTACTCATAACTTATACAATACTCCAGCTACCGCCGTTACTAATAGTTACCGTCGTATTATTATTTATAGTGATAGGTCCAGCGGACATGCAGTTGTCGGTAGCGGCAACCGTAATGTTTTCACCGACCGTCTGACGGTTACGCTTGAAGACGCCATAACTATCAACCCACTGAGCATCTCCACTTGCTCTCAGAACTGAGGTGTTCTGACCATTTGCGAGAGTTACTGCTTCAACGTTCAGACCACTTGCACCAAGAACCTGCATTCTGTATGAAGTTTGTGTGTCTCCATTTCCAGCAAAGTTCCACTTGCCATCGGCGTGCATCGTTGCCCTGTTGGCTGTTCCACTCTGGAAGTAGTAGTTATCTGCAGTGTTGAATGCAGTATAGCTGTTATTGCTGAAGTAGAATCTTCTAACACCATCAGTGGAGTTGATGTTTGTATTAGTCGAACCACCGAGGTATGGAAGACCCAGTGCAGTGTAACCTTGCAGTCTTGCTGCGTTTAGGTTTGTACATTCTGTTGTGGAGGTAACGGTAATTGGAGCAGTACCAGTTGCAACAGTAGAATCAAATCTATTGTCTGTGCGAATGATTCCCTTTACATCCAGTTTTGCACCAGGAGTTCCAGCAGCAAAGTTGCCAATTCCGACGTTACCACTACGGGCAATTCTCATGGACTCAAAGAAGTCACCAGCACCATCAGTTCCTTGAGTATAGAAGGTAAGACCAACATAATCACCGTCAGTGTTTTCTGCAATTGCAGAGATCATCGCTCTTCTACGAGTTCCAGACATCCATGCAATAGAACCATATGTTTCACCAACGGTGAATGCAGGTAGATCAATGAGCATTGCCTCAGTGCCAGTCTGAGTCAGCCCCGCGCTACCATCACCATCATTGGTGGCAGTACCAGATTGTATATGGATGTTTGTTAATGGATTGGTTACTCCAATACCCAAACGAGAACTACGGAAGTAAACCCCACCATAAGATAAGGAGGTTCCATCCCACCCAAAATCGCGTGTATCATTACCGAAACGAATATATCCAGTGTTGGCGTTTCCTTTACCTATGACGGAAAGTATGTTTGTGCCAGCCTTACCTAATGTAATACCATTAGCATCAGCAAGGTTCAGGATCGATGTACCTGTATTCGTCAGAGTGATTTGGTCACCTGCAAAGTCTACACCGTTGATATTTCCACTCGCATCTCTCTTTACGATAGTGCTTGCGGTTGCTGTTGTTGCTGGCTCAGCACCTTGGAGATAACGAGCATCCAACTCGGAAGTTGCACCATCATTACCAGAATGCCATACGGTATTACCGTTGATGGTTACATCACCAGCATTAATTCTGAGTGTGCCTTCACCGTTGGTTGCAGAACCACCAGAAACTTGAAGTTGAACATCATAAGCAGTTGCCTGACCACTAGATCTAAATTCAATTTTAGGTACAGTGGATACTCCATCTTTACCGAGTTCTAAGATTGCACCATTGGCATCATTCAGAACAGCAAGTAATTGTGCTGATGAAGCAACTAATTCATTAGCAGAGGTTACTGTCCATCGTGTACTTCCAGATGCACTAGGACCAATCAGATAAACATTTTCACCATTCTTACCTGCAGTAAAGGAAGCAGTACCAGTAATGGTGGAGTAGATCGCACCATCATTACCAGTTCCTTCAGTTACACCAGCGGGGTCAACGGTGAAGGTTCCGATGTTTTGAGTAGCATTAGCATCTTCGTATAGAGTGTACGTTCCGCTATTTGCAATGTTTCCACTGGGTCCACTGTTTACATGGAAGTTGGGAACATAGAACTCAAACTTGTTGCCTGTTGCATGAACTCTGAAGTTATTCAGTACATACTTGTCTCTACCGAGAACTTCTGGAATAACTCCAATACCAATCTTACCATGACCTCTTCTATCACCAACGTTATGACCAGATTGATACCAGAGACCACTTTGACCGTCGAGGTAACCTGCGTTTGGCGCTAAGGTAGATGCCTGATTTACACCCGTACCAGCAGTGAGATTTGATCGACCATCATTTCCAGAGGACCAAATTTCATACCAATCGGAGTATGCCGTTTGACCATTTGCTCCACCACTATCACCACGGACCCAAAGATTATTGTTATCGGTGAATCCAATTTGAGTGACTGCTCTGGTTTGGTTGATTGACTGTCTTCTGAATGTCAGAATACCTGCCTTTGTACCACCATCAGTTAGAGAAACTGCACTGTTATTTCTGGTGTGAAGTTCCAGACCCGCAGCAGCACCCGAAGGTGCTGGGTTGGAAGTAATACCAACTTCGTCTACGTTAACTGTGGTTGCTTTTGCTGCAGTGCCAGTAATACTAATACCATATGTACCAGCAGCAATACGAGCAGGGTCGAGAGTCCCCTGAGTAAACAGAGATGCATCGATCAGATCTGAAGCAGACAATTTAGTACCTGCAGATTCGATGAATTCAGCAGTTAATTTAGATCCTGTTCCCTGATCGAGACTTACTTCGCCATTAGCACTAACAATAAATCCAGCTTCAGTCTGGTTTGCAAGTGCCTGATCCGCCGCCGCTTTGCGGAACTTGGCAACACCATAATTACCATAAACACCAGCAGCCTGAGATGTAGCGTTGTTTGCCTTTCTTACGTCAACTCTAATGTCACCATACGCTCTAGCGACTGTTCCTTTATTGGCAGTGAGGGTTGCTGCTTGCGATGGGGAACCGAGTTCACTTGGAACAGTGAGAGAGAAGTTAGCAGCATATCCACTTCCAGAGTCAGTGACAGATGCAGATGTGATAACGCCACTGGTAACGATATAGGTTGCACGCGCTACATTATCGTCTGCTGCTGTAATTGCAGCACCACCCTGAGCAGCAGTTCCACCCTCCATTGGGATGTTCTGATAAGTACCATCAGTGTAACCAGCACCGCCATTATTGATAGTAATAGTATCAATGTAAGTTGTATCAGTGACGGAACCAGTAATCACCATTACGTCTGATGTTTCTGGTCTAATAGACTGCAGCGCATACTCATATGAAGAGTCACCACGCAAGAAGGTAAAGTTGTTTGCTGTACCTCTGGAAGCGAGACGCTGTGGGTCAATCGTACCAGAAACGATGTTGGAAGCATCGATGTTTGTCGAAGTTAACTGTGTCCAATTTGCTGCGTCGGATGCAGAGGTGTTAACTGCTCTGAGGATATCAACAATTCTCTTTCTAGCAACATTTCCACTTGTGGTAGAAGCAGTTGTGGTAGTTACTTGATACTGATTATTGTTGAGAACTGTGATTGTAAAGAATCCATCTGGAGCAGTTCCAGAAGTGAAGTCGAGATAAACGAGATCACTAGTGCTTAAACCGTGAGCGGTCTCTGTGACAACAATGGTGGTAGTATTGATTGGATTTCCTTGACCATCCACCGCACTTTGGTCATATGTACCAGTTCCGAGGTTTGCCCCAGATCCATCAAGAATAAAGTCACCAGAGTCAAACTTGATATTATTTGCAATATCTACATAGACTCTACCTTCTACTGCACCAGCGATATCTGCGTTATTTAATGCTCCAGCTGGAGATGTTGGAACGGTAACCGTTGGAGCACTGTAATATCCTTTACCGAGGTTTGTGATAGTTACAGATACAACGCTTCCACTTGTAACATTAGCAGTTGCCGCAGCTTGAACACCGTTAATAGTATCGTCTGGAGCGGAAATTGTGAGTGCAAAGTCGTTTGTATATCCAGAACCAGCAATGTTAATATCATATCTAAACACTGCACCATCGTTATAGTCAGTGATAACGCCTCTAGCGTCAGTAGAACTACCAACAATTAAATTACTGTTGGTGAATGTATATCCGCTGTTTGGTGCGAAAGTAACATACTGGGAATCTAAATCATTCTCCAGAATGTAAGAAACTGCAATACCCTGTGTTGTAAAGACCTGAGTTCCAGTTCCCTGTGATGTCAGATTAATTGCAGTTCCGTTTGCTGCATCGCTCTCAGTTGCAGCAAGTTTAATGGTGTCTTGATCAACTACAATTACATAATAAGTATTTGCGTTTGCAAGTCCACCAATATTCGTTGTTCCCTGACTATAGATCAGACCATCACCAGTCGTTAATGCATGGGAGATGATTGTGATTTCTTCAGTCGAAGTATCAACGTCGGAAGGTGTAACGTTAAATGTTTGAGTTGTGGTCTCAATCGCAATGTCACCAGCAACAACATCTTCAAGTGCAAGACGCTCTTGTGTGGAGTTGACGGAAGTAATATTGAATGGACGAAGTGCTGGAATCTGATCAATGTTGATCTTACCAGTTGCAGTTAACTGAACCAGAGCAGAAGGAACTGCGTTTGTAGAATATGGTTGGTTCAGGTATGGACCAAGGTTGTTGGAGATGTAGGATCTAACAGCAAACTGAGTTGGGAGAATTTCTTCCGATGCAAATGCACCACCGAGGTTATCATCGTTAGAGAATCCAGTAATCGTGATGTCTCCACCAGTGATCTTAATCGATGTCAGTTCGGAAATTGCAACCGTACCAACGAAGCTGATAGCACCAGTTCTGTTGAAGATAGTAACGAAATCACCAACTTTAAAGTCACCAAATTCGTTAGTACCAGAGGTATAAACTTGACCAAACTCTTCCTCTCTTGCCTCGAAAGAAGATCCTCTACCAACGCCACCGTTCTGTGGGAGTGCTGCATAGGTGTTACCCGATCCAGAGTATTCCCAGGTGTGGGAAGAAGAGTTGACGACCGATGGTCTGTGGAGTTTGATTGTTGCACCAACCAGAGGGGAACTTCCACCACCAGCGATGTTTCCGAGGTCGTAGGAATATTGAGTTGAGGTTGCAGTTTCAGTAAGATCTAATTTCTGGTTTGTTACGATAGTTGCAACAACAGAAGAACCAGCAGAACCACTAATAACCTCAGTTTCAAGAATGATATATTCCAGTGCTGGATTTGTATTTGTAAATCCATCAATCTTAATGATATAGTCTTCAATAGGAATATTAGTCAGAGAACCAGCAATAGTGATTTCCTGTCTTCCAGTATTGGCACCATTCGCATCCGTTTGGTTTTGAACGGAAGTAATAGTACCAATGTCGAACGAATATGGTTCAGAACGATAACCAGTAGCACGCAGAGCGTATGTACCGAAGTTAGAAGCAGAGTTGGTTACAGATGCATAACCACCAGACTGACAAACGATACCATCTTGACAGAAGATAGCAAACACAGAAACCAACTGTGTATAACCATCATTAAGGATGTTGTATGCAGTACCACCGAAGGAGATGATGGTGAATGCCGATGCAACCATCGACTTGCCCTGTGGATCGTACAGAGCAACTGTATTGCCCAAACTATCAAGTTTCAAACCTGGGCGAGGTACGTTAGGTGTTGCAACTTTAGCACCATCAATTTCACAACCAGAACCACCCTGGAAGGAGATCAGAGAAGAGTTCTGAATGTATGGGGATGCTTCGATGATTGGGAGATCAAGGAAGACATTCGAGAGAGTGAAACTGTAGAGACTGGATCCGAGTTCCGTAAGGATTGGATCTGGATATGTAATGGATGTAATTGCAGTCGAAGTGCTCAGAGCAGTATCGAGAGAAGTCCAAAGAGTAGTCAGTGCAGAAGTTACGTTGCTGCAGTTCAGTGGATCAACAGTAACGGCTCCGTTTGCAGTTGGAACAATCTGACTGAATGTACCAGTTCCTAAGTCGTTGAGAATAGAAAGATTAGCAAGCTCTTTGGAGTATGCATAGACTTGTCTGGAGAAGTCTACTTCACCCGCGATGAACTGAATTGCTCCAGAGTTGATATACTTATTAACTGCTTCTGCGGTTGCAGAGTTGCCAGTGTAACGGAGGTCATACTGCCATGCTCTCAGAACCTTAACGATGTCATCAATGCACTGTTGATCTCCCGTAGCATAGGTTCTAGTGACACCATTGAGGTTACCAGGAGAACCAGTGCTGCCGATTGCCTGAGTAACAACAGCGGTCAATGTTGTGATAGAAGAAGCAACATCTTGACACGCGGGACTTTGGATATCCTGAGTTACGGTAGCGTCCTTAACCTGAGTATATCCACCGAGGTTGTAAGTCGTAAATGCAGAATCAAATGTCTCGTTACGCATTGCTGCGATTGCGAGATCTCTAGCATAGTTAAAGACGATTACAGATTCATCTTCTTCGCCAACAACGTGAGCACCATCAACGTAATACTTTGCAGCATCATAGACTTGATCGTTGCCACCAAAGGTGAGGTTGTATGCAAGTGCTTTCAGGAAGTCAACAGTGTCATCCTTGCAGGATTGATTACCAGTTGGAATTGTGAATGATTCTTCAGCAACCATTCTTTCGACTGCCATTTCAGCAATCATTACACGGTTGGTAAGGATCAGAGAAGACGCATCAGCATAACGATCCGACTGAGGCTTGCTACCAGGAGTTACGTGTGGAAGTGGAGTTGTGAAGGTAACAGTGCCAGTTTCACCACTATTGTTGCTATTTGGGAGAATAATTGTGAAGGTTCTATAATCTGGAGTGTCCGATACTTCATAGGAACCATTAGCAAGAACTCCACTAAAGGTGAAGGAGTAACTTTGCAGTGCATAACCAGCATGACCAAGAGGAACGGTTACCGTCAGAGTTGCTCCAGAGACGCTATATGTTCCAGTTCTAGCGTTAGATGTGATGCTGGTATAATTTGTACCACCAATGGAAATTTGAGTTCCTCTTGTGCTAGAAGAAGTATGGTGTGACTTGATGTACGCATATGCTTCTTCAGCAATAAACTCTTGGTTTACTCTGATTGCCTCAGCACCGTCTCTATAGCGGTCGGTTTGCGATACTGCGTTAAATCCGTATGGAGAGTTTCTAAGGGATGCAAGGACGTAGTTAGACGCTGAGCATACGCTCTGATCGCCTACAATGTCGATTGCCGCACCAAACCTAGAATAGTTACCTCTTACGACAAAAGCGAGAGAGAATCCATCAGCACGCTCGATGCGATGGGTAATGTACTTTCTACCATTCAGGTCTTCGATGTTATCGAAGATTGCAAAACTACCACTTCTAGTTGCACTGTCAGGTGCATTCAGTCTGAATCTAACGGTGGAAGTTCCAGTATCAAATGTACCTTTTGCTAAACCGAGTAATGTACTACCGAGTGATGGGAATGCTGTTCCAGTTACGAACTCATCACAGTGGTAGGTCTTAGAGATTGCACCGCCAGTTGTGAAGTTAAATTTGAGACCAGCTTCACCAAGACCTTGCAGGTTACCCCAAATTGCTGTGGTTGTAGCGATATCTACTCCAGTGATGGTACAATCGATTGTTGTACCACTCTGACTGTATGAGTATACTGCAGATCCACCAAAGTCAACTGCAGAGCTTTGGAATCCATAGAGGTTTACCTCTTGACCAACTTCATAATCATGATAGGAAGTAGATCCTAAATTAAGGATTGGACCACTGTAAGTTGTCTGAGTATTCAGCGAAGTATCAATAGTGGTAATTGGAAGAATTCTTTCCTGTAAATCTAATCTCTGGAATCCCTTGCCTGCAGAAGTTAAGTTAATAGTAACGGGATCATCATTTCCAGATGGATCCTTTCTAATGGCATTTGCTTCAGATGTAGAAAGTTTGATCCAATTGACGTTCTTGACATATACAAAGTAAGATGTATTGTCAGTAAGACCACCAATAGCATCCATCTTGCTGGCGCGATATGTTACCTGATCGCCAGTTGCAAATTGATGTCTTTGGATATAAATCTCATCCGACTCTGGCATTACTTTGCCAGTAGTTAGGTAATGAGTATTTGCACCAACGGCAGTAATATCAATTCTACCTTGTTTTGTTGTTGATGCAGCGTCTAGATTTGCATTAGTAAATGTATCATAGAGTTCAAATGTATTTGCCGTCAGTACACGAACATAATATACTCTTTGATTAATCAGACCAGGAATGCTTGTGTTTCCATCATTATCATAGTAAACTGCAGCACCAGTGTAGAGTCCGTGTGCAGTAACCGTGATAAGATCCGTAGCATCATTTACAGAAGCACCATTTACTAGAATGGTTTCTCTTTCTGAGTCAAATGTATGCTGATAAATCTGGTTAGAGATTGTTTCGAGTTCTGGTCTCAGTGACTCAACGTCAATCAAACCAGCATTATTGGAAACTGGAGGGTTATTTGGATCATTGAGGACCTGACCCAAAGTTGCAGCATAATAAACAGTATCGGTACTAGAGAATACATCATCCTGACCAGAGGTGACCAATACGGTCATACTACCAGTTGAATATGGAGTTGCAACAGGACCAGTAAAGGTTACTGATTGAACTGTTCCAACAATAGCTCCCTGTTCATTGGTTACAATATAACCAACTTGAAGATCTGTATTAGTTCCTGTATTGTCGATGAACGTTAAGAGTTGAACGTTATCGCCTCTATACTTGTCTCCAGCTTGAGCAGGAACCTGCTTCAGTTCTGGTTCGTAGTAGAGTCTCTGCTTATCGTCAAATACGAAAGCATACTTCCAGGTGAAGAGAGTTGCGCTGAATGGATCGTTTGGATTCTGTAAAGCGTCTCTAAATGTTACTCCATTAATATAAGTTTCGTTAGACGCTTTGACCATGTGGCGGTCAGAGTTAAGAGGTCTAACAACAACTCTACGGAGGTTGTCACCAATCAGAGAGCAGTTTCTTGGCAGAGAGATTGGGTTATCTTCTAAGTATTCACCACCAGAAACGATGATCGATACGTATTCGTCGCTTGCATCTGGGGTTGCTTTCTGTAACCCATATGCTACTTGAGCAGCTTTCTTAATGCTTCTAAGTGGTCTTGCTGCAGAACGACCATCATTATCATCACTACCAATCGTAGACGAAACGTATACACGACCACCAGTGTCGTTGGTGGCGACTTTATATACGAAGTCGGTTGTGGCAATACGTCTAGACTGATCACTCAGGTCTGGAGTATCTGCTGTTGGGAAAAATGTTTGCTGATATGTTGGACTTGTAACGTCCGTATCCGTATAATTGACTAAGTTCGGAGCACGGAGATTGAGTTCTGGGTTAACAATCGTTCCGATATCCAGGTTGATGATTGTTGCAGTATCAGAAATAATCGAACGAGTAGTTCTGATCTGACCCTCAACATCCAGTTCGTAAATTGGATTAGTATTATTGATACCTACACGAACATCACCTAGGGCATCTTTGGTGACGATAATTGCACTTCTTTCGTCTCCACCAATACCTACATTAATTCCAAGCTTATCTTCAGCAGTCAGAACTAAGGAACGTCTGGTTCTGTAAGACAGAGTGTTTCCTGCTGTAATTGTTCCAGAGGCAGCATCATTAAAAGTAAATGAGTCTGAGTTGACTACTGTAATCTCATAGTTACCGCTAGTAGCCGCACCAGAAGTTACGTCAATCTCAAGTTCTTCGGTATCAACGAAAGTGTGACCAACTGAAGTAACCGTGACAAGATTTCCTACTCTAAAATAGGTTGCATTTGTCCAATTACCAGTAGCAACTTTACCTGAACCTTCGATTCTCTGCTGTTCAGAATTAATTCTCAGACTCATTTATGTGTGCTCCGAATCCTTAAGATACGACTGTAATTTCTAATATTCCGATCCACTTAACTGTGGACGATGATGTAACTGCCGCAACCTCAAAAGTAAAAAATGGTGCGGAACCAATCTGAATAGCGTCTGGAGTTACACTCCAGGTTTCTTGTCCTGGTAAGTTTTGCCTAATGATATTTTCATAACTAGATGCTACTGCGGGAACTCCAGAGGAGTTTGTAGTAACAATTACTTCAAGTTGACTTGCATATACATATGTATTCGTGGTAGTTTCCTGCCCAAAAATCCTTGCGGTCACAAAGGCAACACTGTCATTTACAAGAGGAGGAGTATTGGTTGCAAGTGCATTAGAACCATCTAAAGTCAACTGAGTTGTATTTGTAACTGGAGTAGACGTTCCTTTTGTAATATAAGTGTCTTTATTAGCGTCAGAAAACTGATCACTAGTCATATGCATAGCAGAAATGTTCTTCAGAGCAAACTCATCACTGAGCACCTCCGTAGAACCTACTGCATAGCCTCCAATTGACGAAAAGTTCTTAATCGGCATGACTTTAGATTACCTTAGGTTATTTATACCTTGACCTTTGTGGTTGTGAACCTACCAGTAAAGGTTGCGGATGATGTTGCTTGACTTGATTTGTTGAGGGAAATGTTGATGTTATTACCAACAACAGATACCGTAGCATCTACCAGATCGTTATCTGATGTGATTGAATTTGTTACCGTAGCGTGAGCAACAGTTCCACTTGCAGCACATACAGAGGTTACCTCAAGCATATGGACCTTACCATCATCACTTTCGATTGTGACGAGAGTCTTAGCACCCTTGAAAGTAGTCTTGTCAAACTGAACGATTGTTGAGTTGGCACTGAAGGAGGAAAGTTGACCACCTTCTACTCTACAATCGTTCAACTCCATAAATGTAGCAGTGCTATCAAATACGGTCAGATAAGACTCGGTTCCCGCATTCCAACCACGGTTGATCTTCCATGCTGCCTCAGAACCATTTGCATCAAGACTTAAGAATGGTTTGTTATCTAATTGAGTTACATAATCCTGCTGTAGAACATTCAAGCGAGTGAATGGAGCAGTTGTATTTGCTAATGTTGCAACTGGGAATGTTACATCATGATCTGGAGTTGTACCACCGAGAAGAGATCCATCAATAATAATAATCTCACTAACTTCATATCCAGAACCAGCGACATCAATAGTGATGCTCTGGATGGAACCAGATCCATCAGTTACAATAATAAATTCTGCTCCAATACCTTCAAACTGAGAACTTGAGACAACTCCATTGAAAGTCGTACTTGGAGTGTATACACCAGCTCCAGAAGTAATTGATCCTATAGATGCAATTTCGCCCAGAGTGGGAACAGATTTGAGGGAAAGTCCTCCAGAAACTTGTAACTCTTTTCCAGATGTAACTTGAATGACTTGGAATCCAGTAGTTTGAACCTCAAAGGGATTTGCACCAAGGTTAGTCCCATTTACAACTAAAGTTCCACTAGCGTCGAAAGTTTTTGCTGTATACAGTTTGAACTTATCTTGTGTAATATCAAGACTGTTTACACCCTGGTTGTAGAAGAAGAATGTATCTTCGTTAGTTCCAGGTGAAAGTTCTGTGAGGATGTACGTGTCTTGGTTTACGTCACGGACACCACCAAGAGAAACAAAGTCGTTTCCGTTGTATCCCTCAAACTGCTGTTGCTCGGAGTTGAAGCGGATACCACCAGTCTGACGATCTCCTGCGGGTGGTCTTTGGTTTGTGTTTCCTGTAGGAACAACAAACATCGCGGTAGAATCTACCTTGACGTTCTTACCTGCAGAGGGTCTAAGAATAAGACCAGCACCCTCAATGTCGGTTACTGTGATTGTTTTACCAGTTCCAGCACCAACGGTAGCTGGATTGAGTGTGATTTCATCACCCTCAGCATATCCAGCACCACCAGCGTTGATTGCAATAACGGTGATGTCTCCACCAGACACAGTAACGTCGAAGGTTGCACCAGTGCCACTTCCATTAGAAGTAGAAGTTACTGCAGTGTAGGTATTGTCAGTAAATCCAGTACCAGTTCCAGTAGCAGAAATGGTGATGATCTGACCGAACGATGTTGTTGCGTTTTGGGCGATGGTAGAAGAAATAATATTATCTTCAATTCTGATATTACCATTAATATCAAGTCTTCCACCAACAGTAGTATTTCCACTATCAGTATCTACTTTAAATGTCTCAGTAGAACCATCGGTGATGGAGAAATCTTTATCAACTCCACCAGTCAAGACAAGATTACCAGTTCCTTTTGGAATGAAGGTAATGTCTACATCAGTGTCAGAACCAATAGCCTCGATAGAAGCATCGTTATTAATTCTGAGTTGCGTTGTAGCGGCACCAATGTCTACGCTTTCTCCAACAGCATTAATTCTGAAGAATGGAGTGAGTTCTGCAAGGTTTTGATCTACAACAAAATCGGTTGAAAGATCAAATCCAGATGCACTAATACTTCCACGCTGAGTACCAGAGAT